CTTCAAGGCCAGCGCCCCGGACGCGCCGCCGGAGTCCTTGGCCTTGGCCTGAAATGCGGCAAGGCGGGTTTCAGCTTCACGGAGGTTTCCCCCGAGCGCCTTGAGCGCTTCCCGCTGTTTCGCCAGCATCGGAGCGAGGCGGTCCCCCATGTCGGCGGCGGGCATCCCGGAAAATTCACGGCTCAGTGCCCCGCGCTGCGCGTCCGCGGCACGGGCCACGAACAACTGGGAACTTTCCCTGTCCTTGCGCTTCCGGAGTTCCTCCATGTCGGTGCCGAGCGCCTGATGCTGAGAGCCGAACGCCTGATAGCTCCCGGCGGAACCAACCGCTGCGGCCACAGTTTCACGGTAATTCAATCCGGAGGACTTGGCGCGTTCAGTTAAACGGCTGACCCGTTCCCGGGATTTTTCAATCTGCTGTTCCAGACCTTTCGTCTTCCGGCCCGTCCGCTCCGCCGTCGCCTCATACTCGGCAAGCTGCCTGCGGGCTTCCTTGAGTTCCGCGACCTGCGCCTTGATCTTGTCCTTCTGTGCGGACATGGCGGCGCCCACCTTGCCTACGGGTGAGCGCTCCATGTCCCGCAGCGCTTGCGTGACGGCACCGATGCGGTCGGAAGCGGCCTTGAACGATGAGCCGAAACTCCCGTCGAGGTTCGCTCCCAAGCTGAAAGAAACGCCAAATTCACGCGCCATTGTCGTCCATATCCTTTGCGGCGTCGGCATAGCCGACGAACGCTTCCGGTGTCAGATTGCGGATTTCCGTCCTGCTCCAGCCGCTGAATTTCGCCAGCGACAGCATCGCTAGGCGGAGGCCGTGGAGCCTTCCCCTTGCGTCGTAGCCGTCGCGGTTTCGGCCTCCTCCTTCTTTTTCGGCTTCGTAGGGCGGAGGGAATTGTGCGCCGCGCGGATCGCCCCGATGTCGTCCTCGTCGAGCGTCCGGAGCACGTCGTAGGGAACCCCCGTCACGATGGACAACGTGCACAGCTCGACGGTGACAGGGTTGTTCCCCCGGTTGAAGGAGATGGCCATGTCCATCGCGTCCTCGTCGTCGCCAAGCGTGGCCCGGCGCAGGGTGAGGATGTCGGTCTTTTTGCCCTGCACGGTGATGGGGGCGCTCAGGGTGGCTTGCGCGGTCTTTTCCATGATGTTTTCTCCTATGCGTTGAGGCCCATCTGGACGCGGACGGCGGCCAGCAGGTCGGTGCCCTGCACCTTGTAGATGAAGTTGATCTTGTCGATGAGGAGCTGTTCCTCGCCGTCCAGCAGGACTTCGAGGCGAGTCACTTCCAACTCAAGATCGTTGCCGTGCTTCTTGCCGATTTCCAGCGTGCCGAGGCTCATGTTCTTTGGACGCCCAATGATGTTCAGCCGAAACGGGACCGAGTTGCGGATGCCGGTGGACTCGTCCACAACCTGCAAGGCGCTGTAGCACTCGAACAACGGCTGGAGCGTCCAGTCCAGCGTGCTGAAAATGGCCTTGGTCGCGCTCGTGAAGGTCATCTTGCAGGTCATGGACTGCGTGAGCCCGATGGTCGGGGACTCGATCTCGCCGGACAGCCCGGACCCGTTGAGGGTTTCGGTCATATGCTGAATCTGGGGCATCTCGATCTGGGCCGTGCCCAGAAGATCTTTCCCCTGCCAGTACACGCGGTAGGCGACGTTTTGTTCAGGACGATGCATGGCTTCTCCTAGCTGAACAGCACGCTCAGGTTGTCGGTGTCGAATTCAAAGATGCCGTCGATTTCGCGGTTGGCGGGCGGCGGGGTGATCCGCAGGTGGAAACGGGCGATGCCGTCGATGAGATCCGTCGCCGGGTTGTCCGACTCGTCGAAGGAGATGGAACCGCCGAGGATCATCTCGCGGGCCGCATAGCCGTCCAGCCGGATCTGCTCGCTTTTCAGGATGGTCTGGATCTGGCGGCGGGTCAGCGGGTTGTCCACCTTCTGGAAGTACGTCAGGATGAACGTGCTCTGGTACCAGTTGAAGAATCGGCGGATGGCGTCCTGGCAATCCTTGGGGTCGGTGTTCGAGGGATACGCGCTCATGCGCCCGCCCCACGACTTCATGCCGCCGTCCCAATTCACGGCGGTGTAGATGCCCTCTCCGTTCAGGTAGTTGCACTTGTCGAGGCCGAGGAAGAGTTCCTTCCAGCCGCCCTCCTCCTTTTCGTCGGGATAGCCGATGCTGGTGATCTCCAGCCGCTTGTTGGACGGGCTGGCGTAGGGGACGCCCTCCCGGTCGGCGTCGGTCTGCGAGATGAGCCCGGTGAGATGCGTGGCGAGGCCGAACACGCGGTCCCCGAGCTTCACCTTCGGCCAGCACACGATCAGCAGCTCGTCCGAAAGGTTGTTGTTCTGCTTGTAGGCGGGGACGTCCGTGTACTTCTTGACCCCGTGCTCGCCTTCGGTCGGGATGTCCGCGAGGGCCACGGCCTTGAACAGCCCGTTGATGCCGTCCGCCTTCGCCGCCATGACCACGGCCACGGCGGGGTCTTCGGAAAAGCGCGGGGCAAGGATGCTGCCCGGCACGAGCCGGAACTGCGGGAACACGGAATCGATCAGCTCCAGCCCTTCCGATTCCCCCGTGGATTCGTTGATGCCGCCGATGACGTCCGTGCTGTCCACCAGCGACACGTCCGCATAGTCGTACCCGGCTGTCACGTTCGCTTCGGCGGGAAGGCTCCCGCCATCGATGCGGGACAGTTCTCCGGAGATCGGGTCCAGCGTGTAGTCGGTGCCTTCGACGTAGGTTGTGGAGCTTTCCGCGTTTTTCAGCACCAGCCTGGAAACGGAGCCGTGCTTGAGCGAAGCCGCGCCTTTGGCGTCGAAGCTCACGGCCTCGCTGCTGACGCTCGTTTTGTGGACGGCGGGATCGAAGACGTTGCACACCACCAGCGGCGCGCCCCGGTAGAGCGCGAAGTGGCTGTACGCAAGCTCCTGCAAGCTGTATTTGTTGAAGTTCTCCTCGTCCCACCCCATTTCGGAGACGAACTCGTCATACGAATAATACATGCGCAGCCGGTTCACGTAGCGGGGCTTGCCCGTTTCGAGGCGGTCAACCGCCGCCGTGCCGACCGCGAAGACCACATTGCTGTCCACGGAACGGGCCGGGAGGATGCTCGTGGGCAGTTCGCTGGTGTAAACGCCGTGTCTGAATGCCATACCCTACTCCTTGGCCTTCCGAGCCTTGCGGCTGGCCTCGTTGATGGTTTTGAAAAGCCGCTGCATACCGCTGCCTTCCTTGCGGAGCTGGCAACGGGTTTCGGCAAGCTCCTCCACAGGCACGAACAGCTTTTTCAGATCCGGGTTGGCCTCAATGACGGCGGCAAGCTGCGGAAACGGTTCGCCACGCAGGACGGCGCTGGTCCGCAGGGGAAGGCCGAACGGCCTGTCCGGGCCGACATACACGGTCAACGCCTGCTTCCGGCGGGCAACCAGCTCCGGGGACGGGCTTTCCGCCCTCGCAGGCGATTTGCGGGCTGTTTTGGGGGATTCCTGCTCACTCATAGGTGTGTTCCTTCAAAGTGCCGCCCAACGGGGTGGACGGGATAATATACTGGTATTCCGGGAAAACAGTCGCCATATGGTACTCCATCCACTGTTTTTCAGGGTCGGGGATGGACGCTTTGAGGGGAAGCTCCAACTGGAACTTTTTGGCGACAACCCGATTCCGGCGCAGGACGGCCCGCGTCCAGTCGAGCAGTTCCGCGAGGATCAGGCCGGCCTGCTCCTGGCTCTCCGGCGCGTACATGCCGAGCACCAGCGCCAGCGTTTCCCGGCCTTCCGCACCGATGTAGCCATCCACGCCTTCGTTGATGTCGCCGCTGACCCACCGGACGCAGATGAACGGGTACGTCCTTCTCCCCTGCTCGTCGGGCAAACCGTGAAGGAACACTTGAAGGTCTTCACAGGAACCGTCAGGAGCGGGGAAAGGGTACTCTTTCATGGCCTCGGTCAGCATTTCCTTGACCGCCAACAATAACTCTCTGCTTCTCATCGTATTTTTCCCGATGCGGCCAGTTTGCCGATCTGAAAGTTGACCTCGTGTTGCAGACGGCGGGGAAAAACCTCGGACGCCTTGTCCACGATCTGCTGCTGGTTTTCCTTCTTGAGCAACGACTGGATGGGCGACGCGCCGAACAGCATTTTCACCCCTTTCCAGACAAGCCCTTCCGCCCCCTTGCGGCCTTTTTTGTGGAAGTTGTTCACGCCTTTCTTGCGCATGAACACGCCGTAGCCGCCGAAATCGATCCCCCGCAGCTTCTTCATGATGAAGGGCTTCGAGTAGCCGGGTTCCTGATAGACCTTCCGCGTACCGCCTTGCCGGATCTGCGCCGAAACGCCCGCCGGGGGCTTGGTTCCGGGGAACTTCGGCTCGGGGCGGAAGTGGTACTGGGAGATGCCGCGCCGCCCGGAAATGTAGAGGCAAGCCTTCGTTGTGCCCCTTTGCGCCTTCTTCAAGTAGAGCTGGTCGAAGAGCCTTCCCGGAGGCACGTAGACATAGGCCCGCCGCGCAATGCGGATCGCCTCGGCACGCATGGCGTTCAACGTGCGGTTGATGGCCCGTGAAACGGCGCTCTCGCACTCCTTCGGCATGTGCTGGAGCGGGGCTGTGAGCGCCCGGATCGTCTCGTCCATGTTGGGGATGTCGAGCCGGATCATGCCGCCTCCCTGTACAGCCGGATGGTCCGCAGCGCTTCGCGGTCGGCTGTGGCCACGAACCAGCGTTCCCCGTTGAACGTCACGCTCGTGCCGGGGTACAGCTCGTCCGGGAAGTCGGACAGGGCCACGAGCAGCACCACAAGCTTGTGGGAAACGCCGGGCCTGTCGTCCGCTTCGGGCCATGCCATTTCCGGCCTGTCCACCACGGCGTCGAGCGTTTTGCCCTCCAGCGTGACGGATTCCCCGAATTCGGCGGGGTTCAGGAACACGGAGTGGATTTCCTGTTCCAGGATCTCCTTGAAGAAGCTCTGGTTCATGAATGCCCTCCCCGCTCCTGCAACAGCGCCTCGGTCCGGGCCATGCGTTCGCTGAGGCCCTGCATGGCGTCTTCGTAGTCGTCCAACCGTTCATGGACACGCGCTACCGTCAGGCGGCAATCATCAATGTGGACGAGCTTCACCCGGTGTTTGTTCAACTCGGACAAATCGGATGAAACGCCCCGGACTTCCTCCCTGAGCGTCAGGAAGACATAGACGACGAGCGAAATGAGCAGCACAAGCAATGTACCGATGATGCCCATCGAATAGGCCAGCAGCGTTTCCGTGGTCAGCGGCATAGTTCCTCCGCGTGTTCAATCCAGAGCAGCAGCTCCGCGCCCTCGTTTGCCGGAAGATGAATCCATTCACCCTCCACCTGTTCCCAACGCCCGCCCTCTTCGTAGGCCCACGCCTCAGTGATGATCGCCCCCGGCGTCATCGGTGCGGGAGGCACGCTTGTCAGCGCCCCCGAACTTCCGCAGCCATGCAGAGCCGCCGTCAGAGCGCACAGCGCCCACACGGGAACGGCGGCGGTATTCCCGAAAACCTTCAAGAACCAGTTGAAGGATGCGGACGAGGGCCGACCATGCATCACTTGCCGCCATTGCCCGCGTCGTCGGCGTTTTTGGCTTTGCCCTTGTTGCAGCCGATCCAGTTCAGCAGCTCGTAGACAATCCGGTACAACATGCCCGACTGTTCCGTGGGCGCGGGCATGAACGCGCAGATGAACGCGCAAACGCCGGAAACGGCGGCCATGCCCAACGCGACGATGCCGGACTGGGAATCCATCAATGTAGCGAAATCCATCAGAAGACCTCCTGTCCGGGGTCATAGGTGCGCGTCGGCCAGCCGCCCACGCAGAATTTCCGCAGCGGGAGGCGGTTCGCCGCGCTGTTTACGTAATGCGCGCCCTGCATACAGTTCATGAGGTGCACGATGCGCCGGGCGTCGTTCCGGGAAAGGACGATGGAAAGGGCCGAAAGCGTCTTCGGGCCGACGACGCCGTCCGTCTGGAGATCGTCGAACAGGCGCACGCCGTCCACGCTGCCGTCCTTCCGCCAGTTGAAGGCGTTGCAGAGCCGTTGCAGGTAACGCCCCATGCCCGCCTTGCCGAGGTTCACGGCCTGCTCGAACAGCTCGTCGGCCACGATCTGGTCGAACCGTTCGAGCCCGAGCTTGTCCCACCACTCTTTCTTGTACCAACCCTTGACGCACCCCGTGAGGCTCGGAATCCCCATAAGGTGCGCGGAGAAGGCGGCCTTGCCCTTCTTGTAGGAGGGGTGGCTCTTTTCCCGGTCGATGACGGGCCAGATCGGTTCGTTGGGGAAGAAGTTGCGGGCGCACCCGCGGAACGTCTCCCCGCCCTTGTCGCCGGAATCGTGTGTCCAGCCGCCTTCCCACTTGGCGACGGGCGCGTAGGCGAGATCGAAATCGGCCATGACTACGCCGCCTTGAAGTTCAGCTCGATCAGAGCTTCGGGGAACGTGCAGAGCGTGAGCGGGTTGGACTGCACTTCAATGTCGATGCCGCGGCCTTTTTCCTTTAAGTCCATGCGCGCGTAGTATTCGAGCCCCATCGTATTGACCGTTTCCATCCAGTCGGCGGGCGCGTGGTACTGCTTGAAAATGCCGGGGCCGACCGGGTAGACGTGCCCCTTCTTGGCATCCACCATCGTCTTGCCGCCCACCACGTCGGAACGCTCCACAAACGTCAGGCCGCCGTAAGGGAAGCCGCGCTTGCGGTAGTCGTTGTCGCCAAAATTCGATCTATTGGAGAGCCATCTTTCAAAATACTCCCGCACCAGTTTGTGGGACGTCAGCATGTCGTAGGCGTCCGAGCCGATGATGCACTCGATATGGCTGAACGGCGTGCCGCCCATCGCGGCCTCGACATGCCGCTTGGCGTTGAGGATGCTTGTCAGAATGGGGTTCGCATCGTCGGCGGCCGTCTTTGGGAACGAAATGTCCATCTTCTTCTTAGTGACCCCGAAGGTGTTGAAGATGTCATGCAGGACGGTGGTGCCGTTAGCGTCGAGCACCACGCCCTTGATGGCCCCAAGACGATGGAACTCCATCGTCGCCGTCATGTTATCCTTCAACTGCTGCATCTTGTCGTTATAGACTTCGGCAACCGAAATCGGCTCGGTGGAACCGAACGCCCGCACGTCCTGAAGGTCTTCGGGCGCCAGCGTGTCGGACATGGCAAGATGCGCGCAGGAGAGGTGCATCCACTCCCGCTTGGCCCCGCGCCCGGCAAGGCTCTCCGGGGCGGTATTGCGTTCCGAGTCCCCGATCAGCACGATGCGGCCTTTCCTTATGTCGAGAGAAACGGTCGTGGTCTTTACGCCCTTCACCTCAAACAGCCTGCGGAAATAGACGGGAAGTGCGGGCAGTTTGTTGACCGCCGCGGTCATTTCGGTGCAGTCGAACACCGTGGGATAGTTCTGTATGGGCATGGTTTACTCCTTGATGACGATGCCGAGATCGGACAGGGACAGCTTGGCCTCGGCCTGCAACGTGGTGACGCTGGCGTCGAACTTGAGGGCCGCGCCGTTCAGGATGGCCCCACGCCGGATGACGATGCCCGGCTGTGCGGACTCGCTGGCTTTGACAGCGCCGATGAGCACGGCGACGGGCGCGCCGCCCAACTTCTGGGCGCTCTCGACCGTGGATTCCGTCAGCGGCTTGTATTCCCCGGCTTCGCGCATCAGCACCATGCCGAACGGAAGATCCGCTTCCGAAGCCGCCAGCGTCACAACCTCGCGGCTCCACTCGTAGTTCAGCTCATGCAGGACAAGCTCGGAAAAGTCCGGCCCCATGACTTCGGTATTGACGATGATCTTGGACATGATGTCTCCTTACTTCGCTACTTCGGCGCGACGTTCGGCGTCCGCCAGCAGAGGGCTTTTCGTAGTTGCCGTGGGAACCGTCCCCGGCGAGGCTGCCACGGGATTCTGGTGGACATTCTGGAGTCCGGCGAGGATGCCCGCACGGGTTTTCGCCTCGGCATTCTCATGCACGGGCGCTTCGGCCTTCGCCAGCAACGGGGCTACGGTGGCGATCTGCTCGGCGCTCATCCCGGTGGCCCGGAAGGTGTTCAGCGTCGTCTCGACGCGGGACGCCGTCTCATCGCCCGCCACGGCCTTCACCACGGCAAGCGCGCCGGCCACGGCATCAGCCGCCGCCTTGTCCATGTTCGCCTTGTTCTCGGCCTCCGCTTTCAGCCTGCCTTCGGCCAGCAGCGCGTCCACCAGTTCCGGGGACTGCGCGGCGAGTTCTTCTCTGGTCATCTGTGCCTCCACAGCGAGTTTGCGGATCGCGGCGTCGCGATCCCTTACAATATCGGTGACAAGGCCAAGTTCCCGTGCGGGCTGCGCCAGCAGAAGCTGCGCCTCGCCCCACAGTTGCGGGTCAGCCGTCAGCCCCATGTGACGGCCCACATCGGCCTTGAAAATCTGGTGCAGGGTGTTGATCCGTTCCTGAAAATACCGGCGTTCCTCGTCGGTCAGCTCGCCGCCCTGTCCGGCCGCCTTCCACTTGCCGCCCGTGATGGTCACGGTGGAAATGCCCCATTTCTCTTCCAGCTTCGCGTAGTTGGTGATCGTCATGATCACGCCGATGCTGCCGACCGTGGCGGTCAGCGGCGCGTAGACCGTGCCCGTGGCCGACGCCAGCCAGTACGCGGCGGACGTGCACAGGCCGTTGGCGTAGGCGGCGCAATGCTTCTTCGTCCGGGCCTCGGCTATGGCGTCGGCAAGCTCCTTCGTGCCCGCCACGACGCCGCCCGGACTGGTGATGTCGAACAGGATG